GAGGCAGAAATTACGGCTGAAAGATATAGAGAAAGCGGTGCGATACAGCGCGGCATACCACTTATGGCAGAGGGCGGTGTAGTTTCTAAACCTACCATTGCAATGATCGGAGAAGCTGGAGCTGAGGCTGTTATCCCACTTGATCGCATGGGTAGCATGGGTACAAAGGTCACAGTTAATGTCGCCGGCTCTGTAATCTCTGAGGGTCAATTGCAATCTGTCATCCAAGATGTTTTGTATAACTTAAACCGCACCGGTGCAGTTACCCAGTTAGCAAACCTAGGTAGATAATGCCGGCGGCAGTATTTAAGGCAGAGATTGACTTTAGTGCCGGAGCAAGCTTTGATCCTGCCCTTGTACTTGATGACCCTGCTACACCTTTGGATATAGCCGTGCTAGGTACAGCTGCGGCAGACATTGTAGATATAACAGATTTTGTAACTCAGTGCTACATTAGGCGTGCCTTCAATAGATCCTCTGACTCATTTATTGGCGGCAGTGCGAAGATAGTATTTGTAGATCAGACAGGTACATTTAACCCTGCTAATACATCCTCACCCCTGTATGGCAAAATTAAACCTATGCGTAAGATCCGCATGACTGCATCTTTTAATAGTGTTAATTACAGCCTAGGATCTTTTTATGTACAAGAGTGGAATTACAAAAGCCCTAGCGGATTTGACCCTGCATATGTAACACTTAATTGTGTAGATGGTTTTCAGCTGCTAAACCTGACTACCTTGACTACAGTTACAGGCGGTACAGCTGGACAAACAACCGCTGCCAGAGTATCAAGCTTGCTTGACGCTGGAGATTGGCCGGGCGGTATGAGGGACATATCTACAACAGCTACTACTACAGTACAAGCCGATAGCGGCAACTCAAGGTCTTTGCTTGCATCTTTGCAAGAGGTTGAGCAAACCGAAACCGGGGCTTTGTATGTAGATCAAAGGGGCTTTGTTAAATTTATGTCCAGAAATGACATCATTACTGCCTCTGGGTCAGCTCTTACAAAATTCTCAGATGTCAATGGATCAGGTGATATTACTTATCAAAATGTTGAGTTTGACATATCTGACTTTCAAATGATTAACAAAGTTACTGTTACGCCGGCATCATTGAGTAGTCAGACCGCAAGCGATACGGCAAGCATTTTAGATTATTTTCAGCATAGCCGAGTTAGATCTGGAATCATGCAGACTGAGGCAGATGCTTTAAATCAGGCACAAATGATCATTGCCTCACGCAAAGAGCAAGGTGTTGACATACAGCTAAACTCTTTAACTGTAGATGCCTATAGTCAAGATGATGCTGCAAGGACTACGGCAGCTTTAGAGCTTGACATTTTCAACCCCATTGAGGTTACTCAAACCTTACCTGCCGGCAATGTGGTCAGTGACAGTGTTATAGCAGGGGTGCAGTATCAAATCACCCCTAATTCTTTTCTTGTAACATTTTCATGTGCCCAACCCTTTGCCGTAGGTTTTTTGCTAGACTCAGCCGTTGATGGTTTATTAGATGAAGACATTTTGAGCTACTAGGAGATACATGGCAACCTTTGTAACCGGACAAGTTTTGACAGCTGCACAAATGAACAGCATAGCTAATTTGACTGTGAGGGCTGTGACTACTACATCTGATACTTTTGTAACTGCGGATGCTGACAATAAACTTATTACTTACTCAAACACAGGTACTACAACCATTACAATTCCACCTAACAGCTCTGTAGCTATTACAACTGGATCAGTCATAAATTTAATTAAAATAGGATCTGCCGGCACTGTAAGCATCACTCAAGGTGCAGGTGTGACTATTGCTTCAACAGGTACAACATCAACAAATCCTACAATTACAAAAACATTTGGTGCAGTATCATGTATAAAAGTAGATACAAATAGCTGGTATGTGGTCGGTAGAGTAGTTGAGTAACAAATGAATATTTTGGGAATATTAACTCAACCATCTGCACCGGTAGTACCTAAAGCCACAGGCGGAACTATTACTTTATCTGGAAATTTTTGGTATCACGCCTTTACATCAAGTGGAACATTTACCCCAGACCAACCTCTTAGCGTTGATATATTAGTAGTTGCTGGTGGCGGCTCTGGTGGAAGTAATGGTGCTGGTGGCGGTGGTGCTGGTGGCTTACAATCATTTACTTCACAATCAGTAACCGCGATTGGCTACACAGTGACCACTGGTGCAGGTGCTAGTGGTGGAGCCAATGGTAGCAATTCACAATTTGGTGGTTTAACGGCTTCGGTAGGTGGCGGTAAAGGTACAAGTTCAACAGGAAGTAATGGTGGTTCAGGTGGTGGTGGTGGTAGAACTAGTACAGGTGCGGCAGGAACAGGAACTAGTGGTCAAGGTAATAATGGTGGTGCCGGCTCAGTAGCAACTTTTGGTTGTGGTGGCGGTGGCGGTGGTGCTGGTGGTGTTGGTGCTGCTGGTGTGGGTTCGGGTAATCCCGGCGGTACTGGCGGCAATGGTGGAATTGGTTCATCTGCCTATTCAGATTATGGTAGCGCAACATCAACTGGTGAAAATGTTGGTGGCACATATTATTATGCAGGCGGTGGCGGTGGTGGCTCAAATGGCACACTTGGTAGTGGTGGTGATGGCGGTGGTGGTAATGCCGGTAATGGCAATGGAACTGGGCAACAAAGTGGAACTGCAAACACAGGCGGTGGTGGTGGTGGTGCAGGTAATGATGGTTCGGGTGGTGTTAATACTAATGGCGGTTCAGGTATTGTTATTGTGAAATATGCAGCCTAACAAAATGAGAAAGGGAAATAAATGGCTCATTTTGCAAAAATAATTGATGGTGTTGTTGAGCAAGTTATAGTTGCCGATAACAAAGAGTGGTGTGAAACAAACTTAGGTGGCACATGGGTGCAAACTTCCTATAACACATATGGCGGCGTTAATAATCGGCTTGGTGGTGAAGCACTACATAAAAATTATGCAGGTATTGGTTATACCTTTGATGGCGTAGGTTTTGCTGCACCTAAACCTTATCCTTCATGGACATTAAACCTAGGTACTTACCTATGGGAATCACCAACACCATATCCAACAGACGGCAAGCGTTATGTTTGGGATGAAGAAAACCTAGAGTGGCAAGAATTATTGAGCTGACAAGTCCTAATGGATGGCCGGCTAGTGAAGACCGCAAAGCTATAGGCATACAATCTTTTGCCATACCCGGCACATTATTAAAGATTGCCTGTGCAAAAGATGTAGCACTAATACTTGTTGCATTTTGTAAAGAGTTTCATGAGCTTGTAGAGCCTATTGATAAAGGTCAATTAGATGACTGGGGTTATGCCTTTAGGATGACTAGGGGATCTGACAAAGTTTTGAGCAATCACTCATCCGGTACAGCTGTAGATTTGAACGCTTTGAAACACCCCCTAGGTAAGTCAAATACATTTACAAAAGACCAAACAAATACTATACAATTGCTTTTAGTCAAATATGATTTGTCTTGGGGTGGCAATTACAAAAGGCGCAAAGATGAAATGCACTTTGAGATAGCAATGAATAAAGCCCAAGTACAAAACAAAATCAAAGAGTTAGGACTCAAATGAAATTAACTGTGAAACAAAAAGCAATTGTTAAATCCTATCTACGCAGTATAGCCGCTGCCACTGTCACAACACTCTTGGCATTAGTAGCTGACATACGCCCGGAGTTATCTATTCTTGCCGGTGCCTTAGTCGCACCTTTGGCACGCTATTTTGATCCTACAGATAAAAATTTTGGCATTAACAGCTAATGAGTCTTAATGATTGGGCAGCCTTATCAGTATCACTTTTAACAATTGTAGGCTCTTTGGTTGCCTCAGTCAGATGGTTAGTAAATCATTATCTGTCAGAGTTAATAGATGACCAAAATGGTGGTCATAATTTACAAGGCCGGGTTGTACGCATTGAGCAAAAATTAGACACGCTCTATGAGATCCTAATAACTAAACAATAAACCCCTTACCCTTTGGCTATGAAAAGCTGCGTGATAGTCCCAACTAGAGGCAGACCTGAAAACATGGCCAGACTAGCCGCATCTTTTGTTAGCACAAACGCATCTGTAGATCTGTATGCTGTTATAGATAATGATGATCCAAAATGGGATGAGTATGCAAAAAATGATGACTATAAGTGCCTACCTTCGGACAATAAAACAGGTGGGT